CCCGCTCGGCGTTTCTTCTGCTTCGCCTTCTTGTGATATGAGTCGTATTCTTTTCTGTAGTTCCTAGCCATGAGCTGCTTCGTCAAACGGTAAGATTTTAACAAGACTTTCCATAGGGTTATCCTTAGCTAGTCCTGCGTGGATGCCATTGTCCTTCAAGAGCTGCCTAGCGGCATTGAGGTCGCTTGGGGCCGCTTCTCCTGACTCAATACGAGTAATGAACTCGTTAATGAGGAGGGCCTGAAGGCTTTTGAGTTGTTCTTCTTGGTTGTCTACTTGTCCTTCCATTCCTTGATTGTCTTTAATATTAAGTAGCACAGCGTGGTCACCCCCACCGCAATACCTACCATCGAGTTAATATCCGCGAGAGTAAAGGTGCCTAGCATACCTACTATGCCAACCGCAGCGGGGACATGGGTAGAGTCCATTATTTCGTAGCGATAATAGTTAAGGTTGGATAACAAATGTCCGTGGCTTCAGAGTTGTAAGCATTGTCATCAAACCAGAAGTTTTTATGGAGCTTTGCGGGCCTAGAATCTGCGTTGCCTTCGTTCGTAGTTCCGTAGCGCTTAACTTGAAGCTTCATTGTCCTTAGCGAGTTCCACTCAGAGGTGTTTTGCATATACCCAGTTGATGTATCTGTAGTTTTTGAGCCTTGCCCACCTCTGGTAAACACCCACTTAAAGTGCACCCTGCCTCCGTAGAAATGCGCTGTGCCAGCACTAAACCTAGCTGTTGTTACCTCGTCGGAATCTAAGAAAAACTTGAAGTGAGCTAAAACAGCCGACGAGTATTGTTGAAAACCGCTGTCCCAAGCCCCAACAGCTTTAGGAGCCAACAAGAACGAAAACTCATAAGAAATGCGTGAGGCATCAGTAGGAGGTGTATAAGCAAACACTGAGCCTGTTACGTCTACAAAACTGTCGGTTGTTTCTTGAACTACGGGAGTTCCTCCACCGTCTTTAATAGTGGGGAGCGTATAAGTTCCTCCAGAAGCTTTGTTTACCAAGCTGCCGTCACAGATGCCTTGTATACACTCAAGAACTTCTCCACCCTTTGTCGGCAGGGTTAAAGTCTTACCGCTTAAATCAAGAGTAGACGCCAACTCCGCTGCGCTAATCTCTCCATTCTGCAAAGTGACACTCTTACCGCTTAGGTCTAACGTGCTCGCTAAAGCTGCTGCTCCCACGGCCCCATTATCTATTTTATCTGCTGTAACAGAATCGTCTACTAACTCAGGCGTGTCTACAGAGTTGTCTGTCATGTGAACAAGCTGAACAGAGTTTGTATTCAGTGTAGTAGTCCCTGAGCCTCCGCTAGTATTAGCGTCTTCAGCTACTTCTTGTGCCGCAAATAGGCCCTGCCTGTAAGCGTTGTCTAGGTCTGCTTCAGAGATGCGAGAGCCTCCTTGGAAGTCCACTAGAGGGTCCATGGTGGTCGCTCTGTAGATTCTAAAGGTGTCAGACGCGCTCGCGCTAGTAGGACCTGCACTTGGAGCCGCCGACAAGGTGATTATCTTCGTTGTCGTATTAACAGAAGCAACAGTAACAAACTTCCAAGTTCCGCTTACTTTAACAGCAAACTTGATGTCTCCTGTGTTTATGTAATCGAAAGTAAAAGGACCGAAGCTAGTCTGCCCAACTGCGTTTGTTGCTGAGCTTCCTGTGCCAAGGTTGCTTTCTGTATATGATTTATTAGCCATCTGTGATTATTGATTTAAGATTTATCGGTTAAGTAGCTGTAAGTAGTCGGAGCGAACGTCCGTGAACTCTTTGAACATTTCGTTTTTTGCTAACGCTCTGTAGCGGTTTATTAAAGTAGAAATGATTTTAGTCCTTGGGTGGTCTTTCCCTGAAGTCATCGTAGTGACCTCTGGGTATGCTTGATATTCTTCTGACTCAATTACCTTCTTAAGAGCTTGCCTTAAAGTCATTCCTCTAATTGACACCTTTCCGGTTAACTCCTGATAACGGTCATAAGCGGTCTGGTCTTCGTCGTTTCTATATTCTCTAAGGTTTAAGCGCTCTCCCCCAACAGTCAAAATAGGAGAAGCGTGGCCTTTGCCTACTCCGTGCCCTTCTATCTCCATATCCACAATGTCCGTAGAAACATCGCTTGAAAAGATAGGGTTCAACCCTTTGACCAGTCCTCCAACATTTTGCTTTCTTTGTACCTCTCCTAGAAAGTTTCTTCTAGGCATAAGCTTCGGACCCTTTCTCATTCCTTCAGGGAGCTTTTTCATCACTTTGTCCATTATAGTCCGTGCTTCTAAAATGGCGGGGTCTTGTCCTCCCGTAAACACGTTTTGAGAGGCATTTAGAGCGTTAGGCACAAACCCGGCTATGACGTTTCCTAATAGTTTTTCACCTTCTTGGTGCGGCTTCTTAAGAAACTCAAACAATCCGTGTAAGTTTTCAATATACGATTTGTTTGTGATGTTGTTTGTGAGAGCGAGCGTAGTAACCCCAAACACCTTATTAAACGTAGTCCTATTTTCTTCAATTTCTTCCTCTGTCCCTAATGAGCCGCGCTCACCTTGTCTAGCTTCGTCAAACCCGTGAATAATGTCCGCCCAAATGCCAAGCATTGTCGCAAAAGGGTCTAATCGTTGGTAACTATACCATTTATCTCCAAGTTTTATTGAGTAAGGCTGCTTTCCTGTAGCTTTCCATGCTGATGCCTTAGCTTTATCTGACGGCGCGGCCCCAGTCATGCTGTCTTTGATGTTTTCGAGCAAATAAAGCGCTCCAACAGCCAACATACCGCCTGTAGCCAGTCTTCCGGTGTAATCAGCAGCTTCCATTGTGCCAGCCCTACGATACATGTCCTGAGCTTCCTTAACCATAGCATCAATGGCAGGTGTGCTTAGCTCTTTGCCGCCCGACTGTGCGCCCTTTCCAATAGAGGTCAGTATCTTTTCATCCATGGCTGCGCTTATTTCTCCCCCTTTGCGGCCTCTAAGTCTGTTCATCACCATGCTGCCGGACTTGCCCATAGGTTTAATGGGCACGACACGACCTAACGCAAAAGTAATGATATTTGACGGAGTCCGCACAAAAGGAATAAGGAACGTCAACCAAGGACTTGATTGCGCTAGTGTTCCCAAAGCCTTTACAGCGGGATTTGTGACCTCGTTAGTAAACGTATTTAACAACGCAAAGTCTGTTCCCCCTTCGACGAGTTGGTTTCGTTGCCCTAAGTCTTTAGCTTTATAAATAGAGCCGTCTTCCAAAGTCAGCTCATGGTTATAAAAGTGCTCGTCCATGTATTTCTTCGTCTCAAAGCGCTCTTGACCAAACTCGATTACTTCCCCGGCTTTTCTCCGCGCAGCAAGCGAGTTTTGAGCCTCTTTAAGCACGTTGGCTTCGTTCCTAAAGCGACCTTCGCTAGTGATTAAGCCTTCAAACCCGTCATTAACAAACCTAGCCAACCCTTTTCCTTTTAAGCCTTTTTCATATCCCTCAACAGCAAGCATTGTTCTTGTGTGAGACCTAAAGCTGAGCTGTTTAAAGAACTCATCACCCATCATCAAAATTCTCGTAGGGTGCCGCACAGCGGTTCCAAGCCAGTTAATGGCTTTGTGTAAACCGTTGGCGTTCGGTCCTTCCCCTTTAGCGCTATATATCGCTTTGTCTCCTAATCGGTCGCTTCTAAACGCAGTGTGTCCTTGAATAGACTTAGCTTCGTCATCAATAAACGACTTGCTGGCGTATTTTAAGGCGTCAATAATTGACTCTACGTGGAACAAGCTCCCTAAGTGCGCCTTCAATAGCTTTAGGTTTCCGTTAGCAATAGCACCCGCTGAAATCTCAAAGTGCCGCAGCGCCATGGTCAGAGAGTTACCCAAGCCATTAACAATCCAAGTAGTTGGAGAACCAAGAAGGGCGTTAATAAACCATTCTTGTGTAATCGCCATGCCTTTGCGCTTAGAGGGAATAAACTTAGCAAGCGCCGCATTGGTGGACTGCATTGACGCTTCAACTCCCTCGCCCATTTGCTTTACGTTATGAACGTCTTTTGTAATTGCTTGGATTTCCTTTAAGAACTTCCCTTCTTTACCAGCCTTTACTTCATTCCTAAAGACACGTTGAGCCGTCTTGCTTGCCACGGAATCACCTTGTAGCTCAAACCCAAGACGCCTGTTCTGTCCTGCAATGTCCCGCCCAATGCTAGTTGTGCCTGTTTCATACAGGTCGCGTCTCATGCGCAACCCAAGAGACCAGTCGGTTCCTATGTCGGCCCAGAGTTCTTGCACAGCAAGCCATCTGTCCATTGACGAAAACAACTCAGTCATAGACGCTTCGTAATCAAGCTTCTTAGTAACAGAGCCTTCAGTAATAACTACTATGCCGTTATCTCGCGCCTCTACTGCGTTATCTACTTTAGCCTTAATGTCTTTTCCTGCTTCTTCAAGAACACCAAACAAAGCTTCTTGAGTATTCTGCAACGCCCTCAAATCTTTGCCGCTTTTTGCAAAGTCTTCTAACCCTTGCAGAGACTTTTGTGAGTTACCTCCAGTAGCATCGATACCAGCTCTCGCTAGCTCTTCTACTTCTTCATACGTTACTTTTTTAGCTCCAGCTTTGGTTGCCCCTATTTTGGCTAAACGCGAAACAATAGCCCTGACTTCAGGGACGCTTTTAGCAAACTTAACCGCCCCGTAAGACGCGTTTGGTTTCGAGCTGTCTAGCTGACTTGCTTTGGATATTAACTTGTCTGCTTCGTTTTCTAGCTTTGAAATGACAAGCTCTTTAGAGTCTTTACCTTTAGCAACGTCGTTCAGTATATCCCGCGCAAACTCTTTCTTGCTCGCCTTGTCTAACGCTTTTGTAGACTCTCCAAGGTTTTCTACAAACCAAGCATCTAGCTCGTTATCTGTAGCGTTATCTACATCAATAGGTCTGTATACTGGGGGCTCATTAGGCGTCTCTTGTTCCTTGTAACTACTAATTACGTCCGCCTTTTCTTCTATAAGCTCTGCTACTTTGTCGGATTTTTTAATAGCGGTCCATTCTTTTGGAACCCCTGATTGTGAGTCATCTCCTAAGATTTTTTGAGCATCTACACGCTTAACGGTATAGTCATCGGGGTTTTTGCCCTCTGCTTTAATGGCAGCTAAAGCGCTGCTTTTAGTCTTAAAGAAAGGACTAATAATCTTGTCGCTTTCTGAGGCACCAACAAACCCAGCACCCGTTCCTTGTTCCCACCCTTTTGGCTTAATCGTGTTGGGAAGCGAAAGAACACGCTCTTTTTCTTTGGTAATTTCTTGTAAACTCTTTTCGTCTGCTATGCGGCGCTTCTCCGCAACGGCTCCTGTATCTGAGTCTCCAAATTCAAACTCGTCAAGCTCTGCCCTATTACGCATGGCAGCTTGCTCAGCAAAAAGAGTTTCTCCCGCTGGGGCTTCAGTCGTTTCTTCTTCAATAAGCTTTTTAACTTCTGCTGCTTCGGCGGCCTCTTTGTCAGCAATGTCGCGCTTAACCTTTAACGAAGACAAATCAACCCCAACATCGGCGGTAGCGTCGTCTGTAAACAAAGAACCCATTCCCGGCAAAGGCTGCGCAGTGGGGGTATTATCTTGTTTTGCCGCCTTCTTTGCTGCTTCTTGTGCGGCTTTCTTGGCTTCTTTTACCGCTTTCTTGTAGTTCTTGCCGGACATTTTGCCCAGCGAGCCCTTCCCGGTAGCGACCCATTCTTCAAACGACAACAAATCCTTTCTAACGAATGGCTCTCCTCCAAGCTCTCCTTTTACTAAACGCTTAGCACGCCTTTCATACTCTTCTCTTAGAAGGCTTTCAGGAGTTTCTGTGGCTCTCACCACGGCTTCTGGCTTAGGTTCTTCTGAGACCTTTCTCTTTGTTACTGACTCATAGATTACAGTATTCTGTTCGTCTCGCGCTTGGCTCTCAAACTGTCTTACCGCTTTGCGTTCGTCAGGAGTAACCGCATTAATTTCTATCGCTTCGGCGTAAGCCTCCACTTCGTCTACCTCTTCGCCGCGAGCTTTTTGCTCGCTCATAATCCGCGATTTGTCGCGAAATACCTTAAAGGTCTTGTTTAAGCCGCTAACTGCGGCCTTAGCGCCTACAAAAGCGCTTCCGACAACTCCACCAACAACAATACCTTCAATAACATTCTTAAACCTTTCTTCTATTTCATTATTGTCCGTGCGCTCTGGGTCGTAAGATAGATATGAAAGCAATGCGCTGCTATCTTCTCCCTTGTGATTCGTGAGCAAGTTAGACAGACGAGCCTCTTCCCCTTTAAAGGCTACAAAGTCCGCCATGGCTCCTGCCACGGTAAATTGAGCCGCCTTTCTAACGGAAGGTTTAGCCTTTCTTAGTTTTCTAAGGGTAGACAGCTTAACCGTTGTGGCTCCTTTAGAGGCAGAGCTAATAACACCTTTAGAAATTAACGAGCCTGACTTAGTGGCTAGCTTACCAGCCTGAGTAACTTTACCGAGTTTACCGGCGACCCCCACAAAAGGAACAAACGCCGAAGCAAACTGAACAACACCCTCTCCAAGCATCCCGGGGATGGTCTTAGATTTGCCAAAGAGACTGTTATCGCTTCTGTCCCAATCCCAAAGACGGTCTCCAGTTACAAAATCCAACAGACCATACACGCCTTCTGCAAAGCCTTCTACGCCTCGGAACCCCATTAACGCGGCGTCTACTATATAGTCAGACCCTTTTACTTTTTCGGATTCTTCGGCTTCGTTTAAAGCCTGTCCCGCTAAGCTTGCGCTATTTTCTAAAGGGACTTCTTGTGAAAAAGTCTCCTGTTCTTGTTCTGGGTTTTGCAAAGAGCTTTGACTCTGAGTCGCTTGCTCTACAGCGTTGCCTTTAGCTGTAGCTTGTTCAACTATAGAAGGAATGTTAAAATTAGGCATGAGTATATTAAGTATAAATTAGTTAGAGAACGCTTCGTAATAAGGGTGCTTGTATTGCTCTTCAAGCAGGCGTTGAGGGGACGAATACCCATAGGCTTCTGCTATAGATACCCATTGTTTAGCGCTAATTCCTGTGACGCTAATGACGTTTTTTAAGCTTCGGTCTTTTTCAGGCAGCCCGGTTATAACTGGCTTATTAGCTTCAAAATGATTGCTTTCAAGCGTTACGGGTTTTCTGGTTTCCTGCCACGTTCGGGTGTCCTTAATGTCTTTGGCAGAATGCTCAGAGTCTTCTTGGTTAAAGAAATAATCTGCGTCATAAGCTACAAACGGCCTATCTTTTAGCGAGTCATTAGATTCAAGTGTTTCTCTGGTTTTTACCAAATCCGCTAACACAGACGGCTCTACTGAAAGAGCGTTTGCATCGCGAACTTCTTGTTGAAACAGACCAAGCATAAAATTATAATGTTCGGCAAATTTCTCGGTCTTACCAAAGAAAGGAACAGAATTAGAAGCTTGGTCCGCATATTTAGTTAGAGCGGCCCTAAAGGAACCCCCGGGTTTCGCAAAGACATCTACACGGGCTTTTGCGGAAGCTTCCACTTCAGCCCATACATTGAGATACACACTTCTTTCTCTTTTTCCCAGCCCCGGACCGGTGTCGCTGTCTTTAGTAAATTTAGCGGTTTTCAATGCTATAGTAGCGTCAGGTATATTTATGGAGCCCAGCTCGTCCTCAGTCTTCCAGACTCTTTTATACTTTCTACGCCCCGTCTTCTCGTCAGTTTCCGCTTCTACTTCTTTTGTAAAACGCCTGTATCTAGTAGGAAAGCTGCTGTCTTCGCTGAAGTCTTTTGACATAAAATTAAAAGCACCCTTAAGCAGCCCTCCCCACCCGCCCATGCTTTCGCTTCTCTTTTTAGCTTCTTCTTGGGTTTCTTTTAACCCTTGAGTATACGGGTATACCGGCATCTCTTTTCTAGGGATGTCTGTATAAGATAGAGTTTTCTGCGCTTCTTTTGTAAGCTGCTCGGCTCCAGATTCTTCGATTTCTGCCTCTTTTTGCTTAACGCTGAAGTGGCTCTCTACGTCTTCTCTAAACTTTGCGTTTATCTCTTCAAGTTTGGCGCGTAGTTCTTGGGGATAATCAGCAGTTAAAGGGTTATCTGGTATCACATTTTCAATAGCTATTTCATAAGCTACCATTAAGGGCGCGAGTTCTGCTTGTAAAGTGCCGCTTTCATCATACGTCATCCTATTTTGAATTCCCATCCACCCTTCCTTCCCACTAGCTTTAGCTAAAACAAGTCTAGCGGCTTCCTTGCCCGGGGAATTTTCGTCATACCCAACCTTTACTACCGTTTCAAACAAAACGGAGGGTTCGGCTTGGTTTATAAACCAGCTTTGCTCTTCTAACATCTCTACCCTTACCTGTCTTCTCTTTCCCTTAAGAGACATCAATGTATCCGCAAGCGTGCCGTAGGCTTCTAACCGCTCCTCTTCCGGTAAGCTTCGCAACTCTTCTTCTAAATCGGGAAACTGCTCTACTACATAATCCAAGAACGCCTCTTCTGTAGCTTGAACTTCTTCTGGTGTGTTGCCAGTAGCGTCTACAGCTAGCGTTCCGGGCGCTTGGTGTTCTGTAATCGCTGCAACGATTGTTAATAAAGCGTTATCGTTGGGGTTGAGCCCTACAACTTTGTAAGCAGCTGGGATAACCTTCTTTTTATAGGCCTTGAGCTTTTTTTCTTTTAGAACCATTTTTTGCTCTTTTGCCCTTTCTGTAGCTTCTTCTAGGTTCGTTACATAAGTCGGAAAGTTGGTGTGGTCTTTAAAAAGCACCCCATCGACTCGTAAAGTTTCCCCTAATTCTTGTAGAGTTAACGCAAACATCTTCGCGTCCTTTTCGTCAGCAGCCGCTGCCGCTATAAGTCCTCCTTTGCCATTAGCAGATGGGTTACCCCCGATTAGCCTAAGAATCGAGTCGCTCCGCATGGCTTGCAGCTCTTTAAACACCTCTGACTCTTCTATCGGAATTGAGACTGTTTCCGGTGGGTTTTTTACAAAATCCGCCACTTCCAGTGCTCGCCGATAGGTGTATTCGTCATACAGGTTATCAAGGGAAATCTCCTCGTCGCTTAGTATCCTCGCTACCCGCTGTCTTTGAGAAGGGCTAAGAGAGTCTAAATACGCGTTCGTATTTTCTATAGTTGTGGCAGAAGAGTCTACTCCGCTATAAGCCACTGATTCTACTGAAGGTCCGGGTAAAGGCGCTGCCAATGTAGTCGGGCGCTTTAACAGCGCGTTTGCGGTTTGTTTATCTTGCTGCGCTTCTGACGCTTTTAAGAACCCAGCAACTAGCTCGGGCATAGCAACCGAGTTGAACTGAGAAACAGAACTCATAAACCCCTTACCCATTTCCGATTCAGGGTTTAACTGTTTGGATTCTAAATATTCCGTTAAGAGCCCCTTTGACGTTTCCTCGGCTTGCTCTCTTGTAAGGACTGTTGATAAGCCATCTTCGCTTAGCCCATCTTTAATTTCCTGCTCTCTTTTTTTAATAAACCCTACGTAATCGGGATACAGTCCTGCGCCCATTCGGCGCAATGCGCGTATCTCCCCTAAAGGGTGCTCATGCCGCGCAGCGGGGCCAACCGCGTTATCCACTTTACGCTCGGCGTTCTTTATGCCGATTTGAAGTTCTTCCGCTTCTTGTCGAGCCTGTTCGCGATATAGTTTCTGGTTTTCTTCTCCCAGCGAACTCCACCAACTGTCCCACTCAGCGTCTTGGCGTTGTGTGTTTATTTCGTTGGTCTTAAGCTCTTGTTGCAAAATGCGCTCTGATATTTGTTGGTTCTGTATTCCAGCTTGTGCGATTTGCTCCCCAACCTTTTGCCTAGAAATAGCCTCTCCCTCGATAGCCGCTTGCAGACCTTCTTGCTTAAGAGCTTCTTGCTCTTTTTGCATTTGGTAATTTGTGTATTCCGACAACAAACTACTAACCGACGACAACGAGGCCGCCAGTTTGCCCATGTTTGTTTGAGCAGCTTTTAGAGTTTGTGGTGTTGCTGTTCTCCAGTCGCCCCCTCTATTTACAAAAGAGCGTAAAGAAACTTCACGACGGAACGCGTCTGCTTGTTTTCTTTCTTCAGTTCGGAGAAGGTTTTTTAACGGGTCTGACATATTACCTTGGAGTGATTTGAATTCTTCTTGCGTCGAAAAGCGCCGCTCGGCTTCTTTCGGTGCCGGTCTGCGCTCTGAGTAAGTCTAAGTTTGCTAGCTGATTTCTGCTTCCAGCTTGAGTAAGGGATAGCTGCGCACGCGAGGTAGCTAGTTGCGAAGCGTTAAGGCTCCTTTGCAGCCCCATAGACTCTCGCTGCATAGCGCGAGTTTGTCCGGCTTGGTATTGCCCCATCCCGGTTTGTGCAACATTAAGTAAAATTCCTAGAGGGTTAGGAGAATCAATGGGCTGGTTAATATTTAGCATATTTTGTTGGTATTGAATACCGCCCCCTTCAAACGAAAGTAGACTAGCTGTGTCGCTCATTTTTTCTTGGAGAACCAACATAGATTGGTATTCAGCGTTGGCTCTTGCAAAATCAGCCATAGACAACCCAACAGCCGAGCCTCCCACACCTCCTTCTTCGCCAGCCGTTGCGGTAGTAGCTATGGCTTCGTCAGCTTCTTTATGCCCCTTACCGGCTTCAACAGCTAAGGCCGCGTCTTCTTGCGCTTCCTTGTGCCTAGCGGTCGTCATGGCGTGTTGGTGCCTCTGAAGCTCAAACCTAGACGCCTGTTGTTGCGCCTGTGCTTGAGCTTTAGCTGCTTGGACTTGCGAGCCGTATTGGGCTACGCCACTAGCAATAGTCAGGGCTATGGGAATTGAGCACATTAGTGATTATCTGGTTATAGTAAATTTTCTAAAGAGTTCTCCGTCGATATTGAATGGCTCGCTGAATACAGCTCCGCACCATTCGAGCCACTTAAGGCAAACAAAGTTTTCTGCGTGTATATAGTTTGAGACGCTACCGTATAGCTCTACAAGCGCCCATACCCAATTACGACAATGACGAAGAAAGTGCCGTGAGTATTGGTCAACCTGCGGTGAGCCTAGCATCCATATGTAAGCTTCGGGTGCACCCCCGGCTCCAAAGATAGCCATGACCTTGTTGTCTTTTGTCATAACTGTCAGAGACACATCGCTATTCTGGTAAGACCCATTTAGAGCGCTGTGAGGCGTACTGTTAAAGCTTTTAATCTCAAGCTTATCCATCTCCCGTAAGTTCTGCTCAAGCTCGTCTACGTGAGCCTGAGTGGTCACACGGATGGTGTGTCCTTCCGGGGTGGTCTCTATGACATCAAGCATAGCGCCTAGAGCGTTGGTGAACGAACGATTCAAACTCTGCGCTTTGCAAGTTACATGGCCCAGCAGAATCGTTTTCAATAGTTATCACCGTGTCTTTTGGGTTGGTAAACACAGGGAATCTAAACGCTCCTGACTCAAGAGGCATATTACCTTCTACTGTAGATTGGACCACGGTCGCATTAAAAGGCGCTGTGGTTGTGTCTCTGAGCTTTGGAGTTACCTTGACGTTAAAGTGGGAAGTGTTCTCAAAGAATACCGTGCCGTTCCTAATAAGCATACGACCGTTCGTCTGGCTCATCTTGTCGCCAGAGGACGCTTTGAATATCTGTTCTGAGAACGTGTATTTCATGGTGTAAGTAACACCTACATACACTGTAACACTTCCCGACAAACCACCCCCTACTACATTCTCGTTGAAGGTTAGCTTTGTCGTATTTCCTACGACAATAGGTGACGCTAGGTTCTGCACAAGGAGACCGTCTTTCGTGTAGACCTGTAGAGTCTCATCCGGGCTAACCCTGTAAGGAATCGTAAACTCAGGAGTTGCAGCGTCTGCGTTAAAGGTCGCTTCAACTCTGCGGTCTAGGTGAGTGTTGTAGCCTTCAGGGTCTCTAAACTTATTCTCCAGAGGAATCTTAAGCAAATGGGTCTGGTTAATAGAGCCTGACTCGTATGACTGAACAATAAACAAATCAGAATCAACAAACCCAACACCACGAATACCACCTTTGCTGAGGGTAAACTTACTCCAAGCACTAAGAACTTTCTCGTTCCCGCTAAAGAAATATTTGTAGATGTATATGTCCGTGCCGTCAGTCAAAGCCATCAGGTTCTCTGAACTTGCCCCGGTCATGGACACAACACCCTTCTTAGCTCCGCTTATAACCTTCTGTGGGATATACTGGGGAACGTGCGCGGTTATCTCGTTAGCGTCAAAGACATCTGTGTTTGAGTTAACAGTAAACTCACGAACTCCTACATGGGAGCCACGGGTAAACGGGAAGTATATGTATGAACCCAAAGCTATTGGGTCTACTGATTCTTCGTATTCGTATTCTGTAATTGGGTTTATCGCTACCGTCTTAGGAGTCAGCAGCTCACCACCACGCAATACGAACTGGCTAAAGTCCGAGAAGAGCACAAGGTTCTCTTGGAACGCAATAGCGGACCTGAGCTTAATAACCTTAGAAGAAGAAATCGTAACGTCTATAGGGTCGCTGTCTAAAAGAGAAGTGACCGATGTCCTGTAGAAGTTGTATTTCTGCAAGTCTAGCGCTCCGTCATAACCACCAAACTTGACCTCTGTCATAGATACAGAAGCTCCCGTAAGAAACCCAAGGCGTCCTTTGAACTGGAACGCCCCGTCTATTGTGTGACCGATAAACGATGGGTCTGGGTTAGTGTCTTGGTCCCCGGCAGCAAGAATGTCCAGAGGCATATGGTTTAGCTCAAAGGTGTCAACCCCTGTGCTCTTTAGCATCAAGGGCATTGTGGTAACGTCTATGCGGTTCTCAATCTCGTCTCCGCTAGTTTCTTGCCATGTGCCTTCCCCAACTGTCCCTGCTGCGGTGGTGCTGTCTGAACCGTTAACAAGAAATTGAAGATACCTATCGTCTTCCGCCGCGTCTGCATCTCCCCGGACCATCACCTTGTAGCGGTGTCTGCATATCGTCGGCAGGTCGTTAAGGGTGGCTACGGTCCTATGGACGACTCCTATGCCTTCTCCAGCTAACGCGTCGTCAGGGTAAATAGTAAAATCCCCATCGACCACGGTGTAAGAAATAACGCCTAGTTGTGGGCTTAAAAGTGTTGAAGTAAAGTTTGCTGACTCGGTTATACCCCCGGCTACGCCAGAGCCTAATGGTCTTGGAACTCTGCCATTCTCTCCCTTTGCGTCTTCTACCTCGGCTACGGAGTCTCCAAATAGAGATTCTAGTATTGTAGTAGATTCTGCGTTTTGGGAAGTGTTGTAAAACCTTAAATTACTCGCCGATGTGCCAGTGCTTCTCTGGGACGCGCCTGAAAAGGTAAAATTAGAATATTCGTTTGAGCCTTGGTTTATTCTTACTCCGTATTTCTTGTCGTAATCGCCTTGTTTAATAAACACAAGGGCTTCGTTGTTTAACGGGCGACTCGTAGTGGTTTCTTTGGCGACAGTCTTTTTGGTGTTTAAGACATAGGTAACGTCCCCGGTCGTAAACAACTTTAGGTCTTCTTTTGGCGAGGTTACTCCTGTGGTAGCGTAGTTTCTGCTTTCTAGAGTAAGGTCAGCGTTAGCTGAGTTAGTTAAAGTGTATTCTAGTGTGTTCTGGTCTGTTCCGGTCCCGTCACCATAAAGAAGAAAATCTCCATCTGCTTCTGGTATCTCAATGCGAAACCTCTTTTTATCGCTGAGAGTTCCCACTTCGTGCAGGTCATATTCATTATGGCCTTTGCCAGCCCCTCCAATAACCCTTACTTTGCCTAGCCTAGAAGTTTCAGTGTTAGCGACAGTAATCGGGGTAGGTTGAGTAAATGTCCCTGTGTATAATCTATTAGTTCCTGTGCCAGTCCCGGGGTCTCCTATATCTTCTACGGCTGCAACAACTCCAATATACCGTTCGTTAATTGTAGCCTGAACTCCGGTCGTAAGGTTGTAAGCGGATACTATTTTGTTTCCTTCGTTATTTTTAATAATAACAACATACCGTTCTGCATCGTCACGCTCGATAAAGTGCACAAGCGCGTTATCATCCAGCGCCGCGTCCGCAAGTAGAGTCTTTATGTGCTCACAAGCTGGGCGCTTTTGTAAACCATCAACAACACTAGCAAGAGCATTTTCTTGCTCTTCGCTTTGTCCTTGAAAGCGGACAGCGTCAGGTTGCTGAGATACACCTTGGATAAGGTTACTTACAGAAGTGTTGATTAAAGGCATTATCGTATATTGTAATTTCTACGCACACCGATGCGCCGATACACATCGTGGTTGTCAAAGATAGTTCTGTCCGAAGACTGTGAGTCCAGCTCTTGGAGACGAGCGCGTGCTTGCATCTCATCGACCGCTATGAGCGCTTCAAGCTCACGACTACCAACAATCCTACCTTGGAACACCCTAGACGCTCTAAGCGTCATGTAGCGCCGTGCTGGCTCCGTAAGGTCATCCCAGTCTAGCTGCGTGGTAAGGTCTACTTTGAGTGTAGAGGTGAACGTGTAAGTCTTGTCTTTTCTATTATAAAGGTAGACTCCGCGTTGGACTACATCGTCGGTGGTTTTAACACCATCAACAAATAAAGTATTGTCTGGAAGACGAAGCCTACCGTCTCCTTCAAGTGTTGGTTCGTAGTCGGTGATAGTATTGAAGTGCCACTCTTCGGTTTGCACTTCTTTAGCTACTTCACGTAGAACCGTAAGCGCGGTGCTTGCGGATATAGGAAGAGTCGCTGTATCAGCTAGGGAGTTTATAGGCGATTCACCAATATGCCCAAGCATCTGGTTTACGCTTTCAAGTTCTGTAGTGAGAGCCATAAGAAAAAAAAGGGGGCCTCCGCAGAATATACCACGAAGACCCCCTCAAGGGTTAGTTATTATCGGTTAGCTTCTAACCATAATAGCGGACTCAGGCCGCAGAATACCGTGACCCATTGCATACTTAGCCAACATGAGCGTTGACTGCTTCTGCATTGAGTATTCGGACTCAACAGCGAGGTCCAGCAACTTGACAGTTCCGATTGCGGACCTGTGTCCAGCAAGGAACTTGAGAACGTCAAGACCAGCATCAAGATAACCTTTGCCAGCAGAGGCTCCATCGGCATCGTCATGCGGGTTGTTATTAGCGTTCACGTCATCACTCGCAACTTCGTTGGTGGTGATGTCAGTGATGTGCGGCGAGCTGTAGATTTTGATACCCAACAGCGTTGGCACGTTACCACTAGCAATGTCACCACTTCCACCGAAGTCCCTGTTAATGGCGGCGTTTTCGCTACCAACAAGCAGGTAATACAGGTCAGGAGAAAGAATCGCAAAGCGGTCCTCACTCGGGATGTGGTTCTCATCCAACTGCTGGGCAATTACCCGGAAGGTTTGAATGATGTTAGCAGCGGTAGACAGGTCAGCAGGAGCACCAGTGGTGCTTCCCAAGTTAATAACAGTGCCTTGAGCGGCATCTGGGTTAGCGCGGGAGGTAGCATCGACGTTAGCTGCTGCTGCCAGTGTCCGAAGCGTTGCAAGGTCGAAACGCTTTGCAAGCGCACGTCCAAGCTCGGTCGTGTAAGTAGACCGCACATCGTAGTGGTTCTTGAGTTCGTCAATCTGAGCTACGGAAGTAGCCGCGATAAGAACGTCATCAATGTTGATAACACGCTCACGATGTTTGATTGCGGTCGTGTAACCACCACCAGTGGTTTCCTCGAACACATCCTCACCGGGAGTGTGGTATTTTGCTGTCGCAATGCCCGTTACTGGGAATTGCGCCGACTTACCGCTCGAAATAGTCCGAACGGTGTGAAGCTCTTTCATGACGTTCGACTCTTCAAATGCGTTAAGCACTTCATTAGCGAACACCTTGAGAAAAAGCGCATCTGTATCGCCCGCTCCCATTGATTGTCCAATGCGAGACGGGGTGATTACTCCATCAGCCATAGTTAATTATCCTTTCTTTAGAATTAAGGTTTGAATTGAATTACAGTTTCAAGTCGTTCTTTTCATATTGTTCGCGCATAAGCGTTGTCCTTTCGGGCGCTCGGTTACTAAGCTATTACTTTTCGACAGGAAATTTTTTACACCCCTAGCGTATGCTTGCGCTAGGCGGTTGCGGGAGGTGGCGTGTTTGTTCCACTCCGTGTGATTAGAACCAAAGAATGGCTCACACACCACGGCAGGGCACTTGGTTCTGACCAAGAATCCCCCACCCCGCGAAAATCTTTTAAGGGCTTTTATGCCTCTGTTTTTGCTGTTGTATTCGGATACTACCTCCACTTGGAGGCACCCAGCGAGCTTCTTGCCGCTGGTTGAGTTGTGGTAATAAAGCATCTCACAGCCTTCTGCTGTCGGAGACGCTGAGTTAAAGTGCAGCTCTAGGGCAAGGGTAACACCGTCATTATGCATGGTGGTCGATAACCAGCGCATAGAGGAGCCATAGGAGCCTCCTTCGTAAGCGTCATACACAATAGAAGAAATACCCATATCGTAGAGGTGACGCTTCAGGAGAGCCCCTACGCGCACGTTGAACGCCCATTCGGACATCCCACCAACGCTCCAAGCTCCTTGCTCTCCTGCTCTAGAATGACCAATGCAAATACCCACAACGTCACCGGGACTCAAGGTCGTTGACGTAGTGGAGGATTTCAGCGATTGTTTCTTTTTCTTCCAGAGAGAAAGAATGCTGCTCCAACTTTTGAATAAAGCCCGGAATTTCACTCTTCTTAATCGTCGTGCACCCAACGATTGATACGCTTATCATTATCGTCGTGACGGCGCTGCTTAACCTTTTTCTCATACTCGTCACGAACCTTGAAAAACAAGGTTGCCAGCTTAGGGAACTGAACCAATAAACTGACAACCAGTTTAACCATTATTTGCTCTTAGCCTTTCCAATGTTCAGGGCAAGCCAGCTAACAACTTTACTAGCACGCTCTACCCATTTGTTATCGCTTTCGTTCGGAGTCATTGTGGCTACAAGACTAGCCAAAGTTACAACACCCGTAAGGATGCCAATAACTTCTGCTTTGTTCTCGTTAAGCCATGTAAGTGCTTCAGCCATTTTATTCTACGTTGATGTCAAGACTACCGGCGGGTTCTACGCTAATGCCGCCCCAAGGGGTAGACACTGCGCAGGAAACAAGGGCAACGCTAAGCGCTGCTACAACTAGGAGGATGATTTTATTTTTCATATTTTGGAGACTGCCAATCGGCGTTCTACAGTAGCCCTGTAAGAAGGGTCAACTTCGTATTTCTTTTTACCACGCTCGTCTCTCTCGGACATAGCCGCGAGAACTTGCGCTCTGCTATCGAAAGGCTGGGTGCTATCCCCTTGGGTGCTTCCACGAAGCAGCGATGGTCTGACACCATTAGCGTCTTCGTATTTACCTTTAAGCCAGTCTACAGCGAGCTTAGCTTGCTCTGTAGTGCCACCTTCAAGGGCTTTGTTATAAGCGTCTAGTTGCGTTGGTGTGAGTTCTTCAGAGGCCCACTCTGCCATAGCATTGTAGCTATCTCTGCCGCCAACTTCCGATAAGATGCTGTCTTCTTCGGAAGTCTGCAAAGCGTTTTGACCAGCAATATAAGAATCAACCAACTCACGACTAAGCCCTGCTTTAGCAAGGTTGTCGTATGTCATGTCGCTTAGCTCACCGCTTTCAGACCACTCGGTAGTTGCTGCTGAGATTGCCTCCGTTTGGCTCTCTCCGCTTGTGCTCTCATCTGGCGCTTCTGTAGGTGGGAGGTCTTCTGTTTCGCTAGGCTCTTCAGATGAGCCAAGTTTGGACTCAAGATTGTTGTAGGCGTTTGCCAAGTCTTCAGCGGACTTGAACTTGTCGGGAAGCCACTCCGGGCGGTCGCCTTGCGGCTCTGGGTCTGGAATGTTTGCTGCTTCTTCTTCAAGAGTGATATTCTCTGTTGGGGTAGTGTCGTTTATTTCGTATGTGTCAGCCATTGCTTTATTCTTCTACTGGAGCTTCCTCTTGTTCAGAGGGAGCCATAGCATCTCGCGTGATGTTGCCTAGAGCTGCGGCCCCTTGCGGAGCTGCTTTCTCAGCCATAGACATCATCTGCGCTTGTTGCATTTCTTGTTGTATTTGTTCTTGTGTCTTAATGAGCCCTTGGGTCTTGATACCAAGACTTGTGGCTCTCCGCTTAAAGTATTCTTCGACGTTAACGTATTGACCAATGGCTTGCGGTCCAACCACCTGTGCAGCCCCGGCAAGGAACAGGTCAAGTTTCTGTAGGTCATTGCCTCGACCCAGTGCTTCGATGCCCGTGATGATGACAGGCTTTACTAGGTCTTTAGGAAGCTTAGGCAGTAGCTTCTTCTTGCTCATTACGTCCATGACGCGCATGACCATGGGGAGCTGTAGTTCGTTACTTAACAACGAATACAAACCACCTAAAGAAGACTCTAGCTCCAAGGTAAGCATCCTAATCTCTTCTGCGGTGACACGCTCAGCGTTACGCACAACGCCCGAGGTAAGAAGAAAGGCGTGACCAAGGCGGTCTTTAATTGTGTTGATTGTTTCCGAAGCGATTCTGAAGTCGTTAAACTTATCAAGCTGTAGGACGGAAACGTCCGCTGCATTACCTTGAGTAATGGCCCCGTTAGGGCTTTCAGCCAGTGTCTTGGCTCTGGTGGTCCCGTTAGGGTTAACCAGAAAGAGAACCTTAGCCGCAGCCGCAGAGCCTTCTACAATCGCCTGTGTCAGCTTTTCAAGGCTGATAAGGTCTCCCATGTATTCCTCTACATATCCCCTTCCATAATCCTCTCCGTCAATCTTTGAGAACCGTAGCGGTAGATAGGGTAGGTTGTTTTTGGTGAACCTTCCCTCAGAGCCGGGGACAATGTTTCCTTTGATTTCTTGGTGAACAAACCAGTTGTCTCCTTCCAACTTTACACACGTAAACAGGTCGCAGTTCTTTTCCGCTGAGTCGCTCTCGTTGAAACTAGCAGCAGCCTTTAGTTCATCGCTGAGCGTGTTGTAGGAAAGTGTCTCCTTGGTTATGATTTTCAGTGGGTGCCCCATTGGGTCTCTTTGAACAACAAACCTGTCCAAATGAAATACCCTCAGCCCACCTTCCTCTGGAAGATACAAAAGCGCGTTACCAGATACGATGAGGTGCTTAAGGGCTTCGTGGATACCTACCCGGTAAGACTGTCTGCTTACCTCTTCCATGACGGACTCCTCTACTCTTTGCAGAGCGGCTTCCATCTCAGTAATAATCTCATCCGTAGCGCCCTCTTGTCTAAGGACGTTCTCGTCAAAGTTTAACCTGAAGAACGGAGAGTTAGGAGCAAGGAGAGCCAGCAGAAGCTTAGAGGCAAGGTTGTTCACCCCTCTAGCACCAATACCTTGAAACGGCGTCTCAATTCTGGAGTGGGAGTTATGCCCATCTTCTGGAATTAAGTAAGGAAGAGTAAGCTTAGAAGAGTCTCTAGCTCTGTCTAAGAATGGTCTTCTGACGCTCTCCAAGGAGATGTATTGGGCTTCTGCTGTAGCGTTCATTTATTATGGTAAGTTTTCCTGAGAGGTCCAATCGGCACCAGCAAGTTCTGCCAAGATTTCTGCGTGCGTGTAGGTGTCCATGCCCTCAAAAGGCTCAGGTGTCTCACCGTCCCACTTGAGGATTGTCTTTGTGCCATCTAGTGAGAGACGCAGAGTGTTCTTGGAGGATTCAATGGCGGCATCGATAAATGTATTACCGACCACCACCTGCTCCGTAGTCTCTTCTCCTTCTTCGTCGATGACTGTTTGCTCTTCGCTGATGTCTCCGGCGTTGATTGCTTCAAGGGTCATCACGACCCACTTTCTATTTTCGTAACTCATCTTGTTAATAAGGGGTATCTGTTTGAATGTCGGACCCTGCGTCCATGTTTGTCATTGTTGCGTTTTCAGACCCAGCTTGGTCGTAAATTAAATTGCCAGTGCCATCATTTGTTGCGTCCCCCATGCGCCACCAGTGCAGCAGCTTGTCTGAGTAATCGTATGCTCCGTTTCCGCTAGAGATGTCTATGGGGCGTCCTCTGTTATAGAGAGCACGAATGGCTTCCTCGTCGAGGTCCTCGTGGATGGAGAATTCGTCAAGGGAACCGGTGAAGTAATCACTACCGCCCCTGCCAATGCGAATGCCCGAGCTATATGAATTCATAGAGCCAGTGTTCGTCGTGGATTGGACCGTCTGCTTTGCCCCATTACACCAAAGCTCGCACCCTGTGATGTCGTTATACTTGATTCTGAGAACCCAGTGCGCCCATGAACCCGAATCCTGCGCGTCATTGTTGTCCCAGTAGCGGTAGGATGAACCACTCATCCAGAGCAAAATCTTCCCGCTTGATTGGTTAAAGTGAAGGCCTCCTTGGTCTTGTGCCCCGTGGTCGAAAATAGGGTTGTCCCCAGTCGTTGTGCTCTTTGCCCAGAAGCTATAATACCTGCTCTCGTTGTTCGC